CAATACCCAGAATAGACTGGCCCTAAACCTTCTAAATAAATAGGTTTATCTGGGTTAACTTTGGGGTACCCAAGCACTTGAATACGCGCCCTGTAAGGAAATCTATTTCTTTCATCAGCAGCCAGAGCCTCATAGTAAGCTATTGTACTGCTGGGCGCAACAACATCAGTAGCATAACTATCAAATAATTCAATTTCTTTTTTAACTCTAATAGTTGTAGGTCTGGTTTGATTAGTAGCAAGTGCTCCCGTAGCAAAATTAGGATCAACACCGCCAATTTGAATAGCGGACTTGTAACTATCTAAGTATTTGTAGCTCTCACTTACTAGTAGATCAAAAGAATACAGAGTAGAACCTGCTGGATCATTAGCATTACGCATAGTGAATATAGGAGCATTACTCTTGTATTTATTAAAATCAGTAATAAAGTTTTTACAGTGAACCGCAGTATTTTCAATTCGAAGTGTGTACCCGCATTGTTTAGCTAGTCGCGTCATCAACTGAAGATCGCTAATTCCAGGTTGTACAATTTGTTCGTACACTCTAGGGTGATCATCTAAAGAAGTTGAAAAATTATGTTCAGCAGCAATTTTTTTAATAACTTGCGTAGCAGTTACATTTTGCCATACTCTTTGATTAGCTTGTTTTAACTGGTAAGATGCACCAATAATAGTCATTTCAGTAAACCTACCACCAGGTGTTATGTGTGGGCGTATATCGTGAATGTACCCATAAAACTTTCTTGACGTATCAGTACCTCTAAGTTCACACTCAACTGGGTTTCCAGGTTTAATATTACTGTATTGAATATCCCAATCCCTAAACTGTACGTTAATCATTTCATGGGCATACCGCTCTTGCGTAACAGTAAACGACGTGATACGCTTTGGCGGGTTATCTGCCAACGGGAAAGTAATAGATACGTAATTAAGCATGAGGGATGCGTAACTCCGTATTGATTGGGATATTTAAATAGTCTATAATTTCAGGATTGTATTCAGCAATAGTCCACCACAGAGCAGGGTTGCGTAAGTATCTTTGGGCTAAACCCTGAAGTGTTTCTCCAGAACTATAATAATGAATAAAAAATTTAGCACCCTGTAAAGTATCAAATGAGTATATTATTACTGGTAAAGATTCGCCATACTCACTCTTTTTAAAGTAATCAACTACAGACTCTTCATACCGAGATCCAGATACAATAGCCATTACTTTGTCGCCAATCCAGCTGTAGCCATCAAGTTGAATTGAATAGATACATCAGTAGTCATTGGAATCATACCCTTGCTAAAGGACGTGTGATTAACGCTTAATGTATTAACATATCCAATATAACTTAAAGGGCCAAGATCAATTCTTAATAGGGTAGGGCTCAAGAAACCAATGTCAGCGCTCTTACGTCCAGTAGCTTGGTTAACCCAACCTGGTCCGTTAATAGCAGTATACAAATACTCAAGATCAGCAAGAGTACCTAATTGCTGTAAAGTTTTAATTTTATCTTCAAACGTGCTGGTAAAACCTTTATCAAAACTGTACTGTGGGATGTAGTAATCTGTACTAGCGTAAAGTTTAGCTAGTTGATCGTAATTAGCGTTAGGTACGGATGCTGGAATATTTTTTATCCACGCAAAATCATTAGTTCTGTCAATTCTTACAGTAAATGTTAAGTATTCACCGCTAGGAAAAGCTCCAGCAACATCCACAAATTTATCTGCAAATGACGGGGTAACGCTCATGTTCATAGCTACTGAGGTATTAAATTCAGTAGGGTTCCATAAGAATTGAAATCCGTACCGTGGGTCTTTGGAGTTACTACCGTCATTGTATTGAGCGCTAGTTATGTAATCACTATCAACACGAGCGTACCAATAAATACGACCACGACGGTATCTATGTTGAGACCCGATAGCATAAGCAGTTGAGTTAACAACTGTATCATTTACAAGAGAAGGCTCAACAGGCATGCTCCATTTATGTGGCGGTAAGTTCCACTGGTAACCTCTTAAACCAAGACCACTTGCAGGTCCTTGCGGAGCAGCTCCGCCACCAGCTATTGCACCTGGTACGCTAGACATGTTAAGACCTCGCTGTCATGGCTTGACCAATAGCTAAGCCGTAGGAATAAGGATCTTGGCCTGGAGGGGCAGCTACGTTAACCGTAATTGTGCCCGTGTAAACTGGACCAGGATTAGAAGGTTGAGAGTAATAATCTCCTGGATAAGTATTTGGGTTTTTATAAAAATCTCCATTAAATCTACCCGCATCTTTTAAATCTGTATTGATGTGAGTCATGCCTTCTAAAGTAGCTGCCCCTCCAACTGCACCAAACAATGCTTTTCCTACTGCGCCAGATCCATTAAACCCACTTATTGCGCCCTTAAGTATGCTGTCTAGTACTGCTTGTCCAGCATTGCCTCGAGCTCCCGAGTAAACATCTAATTTTGTTTGAAGTTGTTGAATTTTTTCTATTAAAGGTTTAGCACTAAAGTTGCCGTCTTTTTCAGTGCTAAAAAGATTACCAGTAGCTAATTTTCCGTAAACGGTCATAAGACCGCGATTTGCAGTATTCATAGCGTTAACTGTTGGATCCGCATACGACTGTATTAACCCTAGTTCTGCTGTAGACCTACCTGAAATAGAAGTTGGTCCTAAAGTAGTTCCTCCCGTTTTCATCAAAGATTGCTTAGTACCAGAAATTCTAAGATTATCGCGTGATTTTAATCTTTGAAACAGTCCAGCTATAACAACATTTTTTAAATTAGCATCTCCTCCTAAATATTGATTTAAAAGACTATCCACAGCATTTCCAGGCATTAAAGAGGTAGCAAAGTCTTCTGCGGTTACGTTTTTGTCACCTCTAACTAAAACGTTATATATCTGCTCAATAATTTCTGGAAGGTCGTTCATTCCAGTACCTTTAGAGTTACGAACTTGTACACCAATCATTTTAAGCATGTTAACGCTTTGTGCTTGGTTTAATGCTCCCATGGCTTGCATACCGCCCTGAATACCAATGCCTGGAGAAAGGTTAGACGCTAAAGCTGCTCCACCCAAAATACCAGAAAATCTAGTTTTATCATGTTCTGGATGGCTCGGGTCGGTTGTATTACTACCTTTGCCCATACCGTAGTTTTTTAAACTAGGTAGTAACCCCATCTGCATTCCGTTATTAATAGCAGCTACAGAATCGCTAGGAGTTAATGCTGTTCCTAGATTAGATAAGTCTCGTTGCAACCTATACGCAGCATTACCAGCATACTGCGGGGCAACTGGGTCACGTAATGGGTTTAAGTACCCACCGCCACCAAAAAATTTAATTCTAGATTGAGCTAATTGAGTAGTTGTAGCTTCATCTACAGTGGGAAGAAAGCCAGTAGCCGCCATTGCAGCTTTGCCAACCCCGCTTGCAAAAGCTGAAAGCGCATCATAGCTTTTAATTTTTGGAGGAGGGCTAGCTTGTCCTGGACCATACGGGCCAGCTTGATCAGCGGAATAAGGGTTATTCCCACGATAACCGTTAGTTCCTGAACCCCCGCCATTATTAGCGGTTGGGCCAGTAGTGCTGGTGTTGTTAGCGATTTGGGAAGATGAACCACCACGCAAAGACTGAGATATTTTTTGTCTTAAAGATAATTGTTTTTGTAGCTCAGCAGTCTCTTGCTTACTAATAGCAAGAGCTTTTTCTTGTTCTTTTGTAGACTCTTTGAGGCCTTCTACATAATCACCCATAGCTACTCCTTAAACCTTAGCGCTCGGCGGATCCAATTCTCTCGTTCAGTAGGAGAGAGTGTTTGAATATCTGAAAGTGGCCAGTTAAATGCTCTGGCTATAGACTCATATGAGTCCATTAGATATTCATACTCAGAAGGCTTGTAAACGAAATAAATCGGCAAGACCTAACGATAACTCAATTTCAGTATCGCATGCCTCACAAGCCTTCTTCACCTCCCCAAGGCGTGGGCCTGGAGAAAGTTCGTAGATCTTCGAAACGATAGTTTCACGATCAGCCATACCAAGGCTTAAGGCAGTTGACCTTCCTAAAGAAGGCTCTCCATCAATGGATGCAACGCACCCAGCTAGGATTTCAGTAATAATTTCTGCCGTAGTCTTATTCTCTGAATCAAATAATTTTTTCTGCGTAAGGCCGTTAGGAAAAGTTACAATAACTTCTCCAGCCTTCGTGTTTACTCCGAATGACCTATCATTTAAAGGATCTTCTAGGTTTTTTGTTTCAATATCTTTGTCCAAGTCAATCACAATTGATTTCTGTGTGTCACAACCGCTACAGTAGACAACGTAACTTGCTTCAGGTCCAAATGTAGCAATACGGATACCAAGAAGAATAGCTTCTCGATCTCCAGTTAATAGAGAATCTAGTTCAGCATCAGTGGGTTTTTTATCACCGATACTGACTAGGCCTCTTGTAAAAGCCGTATATAAAGCCCGTGTAGGAGAACTTGCTTTAGCAAGCGCCTCTTCGTCTAGACCATTTAGCTCTCTAATTTGCGCTAGTTTATGCAACGAGCCTTCTTTTGAGATTAACCCCGCTGGAAGAAACACCTCGTTTACCGTAGGCATATCTGTATCAATTTGCGTAGAGCTCTCGTTATTAAAAACGCTAGCCGCTAACCTATTGACTTGTTCAGGGTCTTGAGTTAACTCAGTCATTTGTTCTCCTAATTATAAAACAATATTTAAGTATACCTTAAAAACCAGCAGGAACTTTGGACCCAGCGTAAGCTCCGCCAGTAGAGTTTGTAAACCCTACGGATAAACCTTCGTGTACCAAAGTCATGGTCTCCATAACTAGTTCGTTAGCTCCAGCGTTTAAGTCTGTGTAGCTTAGGTTTGAGATCCAAGCATTATGAAGGTAAAACGCCATACGAGGGGTGTTAGTAGTTGATCCTTCTTGTGGATGATCCATAACTTGTATGGTTACGTTACAACGGAATCCCGCCGTGCCACTATCTGATACGTTAAAGCCTTCACCAGCTGAGGCAGCAAACAAGCCGCGCATCCAGGTCATAGCGCTATCGTTACCAAGTAGTACGCCTCTACTAAACGTTACTGGTCCAAAAGTAGTCATACCAGGAACATTGTGGACTGTGCTGTTATAGCCACCTTCACGGTAAGTAATAGGGGCTACTTGATAAGCTAGACCAGATACTCCTTGGAATCCACCACTAAAACTGGTAATGCCTGTGTCGAACACTTTGCTTACGTTGTCGGCAGTTTTAAACTTTACTCGGAATTTAAACGCTCGTAATGGGTCAAGCTGGATAGTCTTACGAGTATCAATAAAGTTTAGCTCTTTGGCTTTTTCATTTGACATTATTTATTTCTCCTTAACTAGAGGTGGTAATGGTAGCGCCGCCATTGATTTGGCCAAGCTTGATAATAATGAATTCTGCTGGTCGCTGTAGCGCAACTCCAACTTCAATGCGTACTTCACCGTTAGAAATAGCTGTTGTTGTATTTGTGGTTGCGTCGCACTTTATGAAATAAGCTTGATCTGCAGTAGCTCCAAGCAGACCGCCAGATCGCCAGAACCCATCTAAGAATCCACTAACAACAGCGTTTATGTTATTCCATAAGTTTTGATCGTTAGGTTCAAAGATTGCAAACTGGGTCAAAGACTTTAAGTTAGATGCAATGTAGTTTAACGACCTACGTGTTGGGATATATTTATCTGCGTATGCGGAACTTAGTGTACGAGCACCCATCACACAAATACCAGAGCCTGGAATTGGTCGAATGATATTAAGTGCTTTTTTGCCATTGTATACAGTATCAAAGTCAGTTGTGTTCATAGAATACGTAACATCTTTTGCAATACCAATTTGAGAGTAAATACCCGCAGGTGACTTAAACACTCCGCGAGTAGCGTCAGTAGAGACATACTCTCCAGCTACTGCCCCACCAGGTGGAATAGAAACCGTAGAGGTTGGCACTGGAGACGTAGGGTCCGAAATTTTAATATTAGGGAAGTACGCCGCACCGTAGTTTAAGTTACTTGACATTAAGCTAAGTGTGTTATTGATAGAGTCTTTAGGGGTTAAATCTGAAGCAAACGGATCAATAATTACAAATGAATCAGCTCTATTTGCAGCGTAATTTAGCATCTTAGTAATTGCTGCAGCAAACACTGAACTGCTACCAAGGTTTACTGCGTCTGGGTAGTTCATAATAAGGGGTTGAATAAACCCATCAAGTCTAGGTAAAATATCGGTAGCGGTGTAAGCTCCAACAGAACCTAAATCAGCAGCTGTAGAACCTTCAGAACCCGCTGTTCCAGCGGTAGTACACTTAGTAGCCGCTGTTGAACCAATTCTTACTTTATTAACTTGAGTAGCTCCAGCAGTTGCGCTTCCGCCAAGAGTTGATACAGCTACAGATGTAGCAGTATTGTTGGCATTCCAAGAGAAAGAGTAATCAGCAGAGTTGATAGGAGCTGTTGAAGTCCCTGTAGCCCACAAGGTTGTAAACAATGGAAGGTCGTCATACCCAGTAGCTGGTGATGCACCATCTGCAAACGTAATAAACGAAGAGTTATTGTTAATATAACTTGGAGCGTAACGAGAATCAGAGCTAGACATCGATAGATTTGGGAATGTTTCTACTCGCTCATTAGCCGTAACTAACAACGCAGAATTTTTTGATGGGTCTGTGGTGTAGTACACACTAAGGTCAAAAGTATTTTCAACAGCATTTGGAG